TTCTTGCTATGGTAGGATTTTCAAAACCTCTCTTTTTACAAGTTCCCAATTGGTTATTTAGACAGTCCCAAACTGGAAATAAATATTTTCCTGATTTTCTAGGTGATGCAGTGATGGCTCTTGCCATACGTTCTGTAACTTCATCTTCTGACATTTCAAGCGAGAAGAAAGCCACGTTTAATCTGCTATAATAGGCTTGTAAAGCGAAGTCAAGCATATAACTCGTTTTGCCGAATCCCATCGGTGCTGCAATCGCAGCTAATGTACTTCTTTTTGAGTCTCCCATCATTTTGCCAAGTGCTCCTGGCATCTTAAAAAAACCATTCTTCTTCTCTAATGCTTTCTTTACTAAATCTGGGTTATCAAATGGCTCAGAGCCTATTTCCATTACCCTGTCTGGCACTCTGAATGTAGCTACTGCTTCATGCGCTTCTAAAATTCTTCCGTTAGTTAATGCTTGTTGCAGATTGTCAGAAAGTAAAGTTAATGCTCTCTCTTTAAAATATGCTTCTGCCTGATCCAAGTGATATTCTAAATTATATGTTTCACTTTCTTCCAATTCTTCTTCAAATTTAGTGGAAAGTCCTTGCAAAAACGAGGCTATCAAATCTGCATCTTCTCTTATCTGACCAGAACGTCTATTTGATTCGTAAACATTTTGAATATCTTTTTTAATAGACTTTCCATAAATCTTATAGTAATCAAGACACCAAATGGCAATAGCGCGAGAGAAAGCGTTTGTAAAGTATTCAATCTTTAGCATCGGAGCAATATTCTGAATAAATTTATCAGACATAATGAGAGAAGTTAATATCCTTCCCTCTATCGAAAAATCTAGGCGCTTTCTTGTAAATTGAGGTTCATTTGCCATATATTTAATTCTTCAAACTTTCTTTTTTTAGTTTTCTGTAAGTACGTTGACGCTCTTCCGCGGCTCTCATCAAAAAGTCACAATGAATATCTGTATAATCAAAAATTTTACTTTTAATTCCATTTTTAATTTTTTCTTCAGTCACCCTTGAAACTCTACCTAAATATTGTACTAGTCTTGAATAATGTTTAACAGGAGTAACAAGAAATAAAGAATTCAAAGACTTTTCATCAAATCCTTCTCCTAATAATTGACCTGTTGCCACAAGAACTTCAACTTCACCATTCTTCAATCTGTTCAATATTTCTTCTCTTTCAATTCCACCTACATCTCCAGTTACCATTTCAACTTTGACATTCATCTCAATAAGCATAGAAGTTAATAATTCACAATGCGCTTTTCTATCAGACAATATGACACAAACGCTTTGTCTAGACTCTTTATATACATCATTAATTATTAATTCATTTCGTTTCTGATCTTGAGAAAGTTCTGTAACTAAGTCAACCCATGAGGCTTCCAATAGTTTACTTCTAAATTTAGTCTCTCTAATTATAGGTTCTACCATCATAACACTACCTTCTCTAACTAAAGAACCCAAACCAACCTCCCCAGTTAGAGGCCCTATTGTCCAGTAGATGAGCGGCGTCATTCCATCTCTGCGATTATGAGTTGCACTTAAACCAGTAGCAAAAGCTGAATCAAATCCAGATGTGGCTTTAATCGCAGTAGAACACGGACATCTGTGAACTTCATCAGCTATGAAATATCCAAAATATGGTGCAACTTCTTTACTACATTTAGCTAAAGTTTGCATCATGGCCACTGTAAAATTAGTTATATTTTTCTTGCCATCGCCAATTCTTCCAATATCTTTTTTATCAAGTCCAAGAAATTGTTCTGCTCTTTCACACCATTGATCTGCGAGCGCACGGGTGTGTACCATAACGCACACAGGCTGCTGTCTAATTGCTACAGTATATAATGCCATGCATGTTTTGCCACTCGCTACAGGCGAAGATAAAGTTGTGAACTTACGACTTAGAATAGCTTCAACTGGTTCTATCTGTGTCTCTCTCAATTCACCATGAAATTCAAAATTAACTTTTGGCAACATTCTAGTATTGTTTATTACTTGATATTCAATTCCTTCATCTTCTAATAAAGATATTACATTTGAAGTTGCACCTCTTGGTATATATAATTCTTTCTTTGTTTTTTTATACCCTTTGATAAATTCTGGTGTTTTCCAATTAGAGAACTTTCGATTCCTATTTATATAATATTGTGGATTTTTGAATTCAAACTCTTTCTTTATCTTTTCCAACAATTCTGGCGAAAGTTGACCAAGAGGAAGTCGCAGTCTTGAATCTACTATAAGTGATAACATTAATTACCCTACCAACTTATATTCTTTCTTGCAAATATCTTTAAAGTCTTTTTCAGATATAGACTCGAAAGAAAGTTTATTATCAAATTGTACGCCAGTTGTAACATTAACCAGATATACTTCAAATTGGTTTACTTGTGTTAAAATATATCTTTCACCATTAATCAAGAATCTTGAGCCAATCTTATAATGCTTCATAATTTATTCCTCATCAAATATTAAATTTACTTTCTTTATTTTACGTTTTCCAACTTTCAAAATATATTCGCCTTCAAATAGTTTAATGTCTATCAAGTCTAATTTTTCAAATTTGTCTTTAATCCAAATGCTAACACCACCTTGTAATATCAATCTTCTCGCTTGACCTTTACTATCACAAAAACCTGCTTCAAATAATACTTCTGGAAGAAGTATAAATTTACCTTGTTTTTCTTCTTCAAATATTTCTTGGACAATATCAACCAAAAGTTTACTTTCTTTTAAAGTTATGTTTTTTATCATTATATATTTTTAGCGGCTTTTCTTACTGCTTTGTCTATCTCATTCCATTCATCCAAAGTGAATTCAAAACCAATTGAAATTCTACTTAATTTTCTATAATCTATATGAGTACACGGTCTTGTGAATTCAACTTGAATATACGGTTTGTCATAATCTCTTTCGTGTGATATTTCTTCTTTATCAAAGAATTTGCCTGTTATATTTGTAATATCAATCATTTTCAATTTCCACCTTTATACCTAATTTATCTTCTATTCTTAATTTTGCTATCTTACATGATTCAATATCTAAATCCATACCAACAGAATTGAAGCCTTCTTGAATTGCTGCTATTGGAATAGATGAACTTCCCATAAATGGGTCCAAAACTATTCCATTAGGCGGTGTAACTAATCTAACCAAATATCTACAAAGTGATAATGGCTTAATAGTTGGATGATTATTATATTCACCTCTCTCTAATTTACTGGCTTTAGGACAATAAAAGAATGGTGTAAAATCATCCAATTCAAATTCACATGATTTGAAAAATCTTGCTGCTGAAGTTTCATTATCTTCTCTTTTTATATAATTTGTGGCTCTTCCCATTTTACCAAAAATTCCATTAGGTGATATTCTATCTTTGTCGTGATTTATTAAATCGCCTTGTTGACCTTTAGAATCTGGAAATTCTTTTACTACTTCTTCTGAGTTGTCGTGGATGAGATTAGCTGGAAAACGTCCCAATTCATTAGGATTTCTTTCACCACTCCCATCTTTTATAGTGAAACTATTTGAACCATTGTCAGCAGCGTTTTTATTCTTATAACCAAATTGTTTACGATATAAAGGATTAGTCGCTGGGTTGTCAGAGTCTTTTTCATATCCTACCCTACACCCATCTATATTTATTGCACCAGTACCATATTTGATGACATTATCTACCATCTTTCCTTCTGGTGGTTTCTGTGCCATACAAATTGGCTCCAAAGCAGGTTTAGTGCTCTGACGACCATAATACCAACCATCCCATTGTTTAGCTAAGTCTGTGGCTGGTGCTGTAATATCTTCAATTCCATATCCAAAAATATCTTTATTATTTTTATTGTTATCTGCTGCTGCAAAAGTAACGCCAGATGTTTTTGCTTTTTCAACATCACCTCTTATTTTTACTCCTATCACTTCTCTTTCTAAACCAAAATGTTTGTCGATTTGTTTTGAAAGGTTAGTAGCTTTTGGAAAACCTTGCGCCGTAATCCATCCCAACATTGGATGTATAACGAATCCAGCATCTTCAATAGCACAAGTCATTCTATGATAAGTCCTACTTCCACTAAAAGCAAGTAGATATGCACCTGGTTTCAACACTCTATAAACTTCTTTCCACATATCTATATCATAAGATATTCCTGTATTGTCCCAATTTTTACCCATGAAATTAAGAAGATACGGTGGATCGCATACACAGCTATCAAAATGGTTATCTGGATATGGTATATTTTTAGCATCACCATTAATAATTCTTATAGTGTTTGGATTGTCAACCAGTTTATCTAATGTAAATTGTTTAGACATTATCTCACACATTCCATTAAATGGTCTAAATAATCTTTATATGTTTCCATAAATTTTCTAAATGGTTTAGACTTTTTATCTAACCATCCAACATTAACTATAGCATCATCTTTATCAACCATATCGCCATAATAAACCATCATCCACGCGATGTATCTGCTTATGAATTTATCAAAACCACCACTGCATAATTCACCTAATTTACCATCTTCATTAACCAAGTCTTTTTTATAATGGATATGCAACCATTTCAAAACATTATCAATTCTATTGTCATTCATGTTTTCCCATGCTTCTTTTAATTGTTTCAAAGCGTTATTTCTTTGTTGTAATTCAACATCAGTCCATTCTAATTTCTTAACAGGCGGTTTAATCATAACGTAAACTAACCAAGACTTGATGCCCATAGCATGAGGATTATATAAAGCGTTTCCTATATTCAAACCATTCTGTTTTAAATTAGGAATATAAGCTGGGTCTTTTAATTTTTCAAGACGTGAATAAAATTCAAACCTTTCTTCTTTGGAATATTTATTTCGGAATACTTTCAATATCTGACTTTTAGTTATTCCTGTTTCTTCTAAATTAGCAGCAATCAAATTCACCATTTCCATACCATAAGTTTCATATAAACCATTTTCCAAATCTTTTATTACTTTAGTACATTTCAAATAGGAATTTTCGGTAATTTTGACTTTCGGAAGTTTCGGAAAACAAATCAACATTTCTTCCAATTCTTGACATTTACGATGAGGCTTTTTCTTTTTAGGTTTTGGTTTGGTTGATACCTTGTCTAACAATTCGTATAATCTAGGTTTGTTTTCAAAAGCGGCATCTTCCATATGTTTGTCCTTCTTAATTTCAGAATTCGGAATATTTGAATTCGGCGTAATTAAATTTTCCAAAGAAGTTTCATTATTGATAGTGGCAAGAGGTGTTTGTTTTTTTAAAAACATTTCATCATCTAGTGATGAGCAAGAAGTTTCATTTGAAAATTCATTCTTTGAAAATTTACCATTTACAGAAGTTGGCTTGTCCAACTTCTTATCTTCTTTATCTTTAGATAAAGAAGATATATTACCTAGAATATCTTTACTAAATACTTCTTTACCAAAAGAAGGACAGAACTTCCCTTGGAATGATGACAGAACTTCCCTTTCTTGGTGTGACAAAACTTCCCCTAAACCATTCATAATTTTCTTTATAGACTTCAATACACCCATAAATTTTAGTGTGTCTTTTTGTCTTAAAAAGTGCCTTTTTGAAATACCAATTTTCCATGCCTTCCATCCATCTGCATGTTTTGGAAATCCACAATCAACAGCAACTACTTGTCGCAGTAATGAATTTCCAAAAATATTCATTATTACAGAATCAATGACTAAACCTTCTTCTATTGTTTTTTTAGGCGGGTCTGGCAAATCTACTTTGAATCTTTTCTTTTTCTTTTTTTCTTTGTTTGAAATACACAAACCTTTCTTTTCCATCAATTGTCTTGCTTTTTTGATAGTTTCTTTTGAATGACCTAATTCATTAGCTATGAATTGGTCTGATGGCGCATATCTTACCATTCTATTTATGACTGCAAGAATTTCTTTGTCTAGAGGTGTGACACCATTGGCCAGTGTTAGTTGTAGGATGTGTCCTGGGATGTGTTGGCTTTTGAGCTTCGGTTTATCGGCCACCAACTCGGTATGTTCTTCACTAGTTTGTCGGCAAATTTCTTCTCTTTCGTTAACCATTTCTTGACTCCACTAAATTCAAAGTTTGGATTTTTAGCAATTTGGGTGAAATCTAACATAGCTCTAAAAATAAGATATCTTCTATAAATAGGCCAACATTCTTCTTCATCTTCATAATCTAATTTATATCTATATATTTCTAAATCTTTGTGTTGTTGTAAATGTTCATTATCAAAGATATATTCAATTATTATTTCTGGTGTCCATTTTATAATTGGATAACTTATAAAAGCGAGATATATTGCAGACACCAATTTTGGATATTTAGAATTGGCTTTAATAATTTTCCAATCTTGTTTGGATATCTCTGGAAGATATTTGATTGGTAGGAATTTAAGATTTGTCATCTTCTTGTAATTTTTTAATTTTCTTTAATAATCCTTTAAAGTCGCCACGATAAATTTCTACTCCACCACAAGGTCCATCGCAAAATTCTCCTTTAGGACCACCACATGATAAATCCCAAACCTTTTCTGATGGTTTTTGATTTTCCCATTTTTCTAACTCTTCTTCATAATTATAATTCATTTAAAATTTCCTCTTTATAATTATACCCTTTCTAGCCTTGACATATTCTGTTCCATCATCTGATACTTTATAGTCTCCATTAAGTTCGACAAGACAATTTGTTAAGGACTCACAATTATAACAAAGACCCAATTCACAACCTTTACCAAAATCGGATTCTTCCCATTCTTCTTCGGTTAGACCTGATTCTTTATCATACTCTGGGTTTTCTTCTCCGATCAATTCTCTTTCATCAAAACTAATTGGATAAGTGTCTAATAATTCAGTTTGAATCTTTTTAATTTCATTATAAATTTTAGATAGATTTTTAATTCTATGAAAATTTATAAAAACTTTAGATTTTTCTTCACTGTTGTTGATAAATTCTTCTATATTATAGGTCGCTTCACAAAGACTATAATATAGATTTATTAAATTATTTTCTCTTTTATCCATTTTTTATTTCTCCTAATTTTTTATTATCCTCTCTACGAATTGAATTTCTTGCCATTTTCTTCCTCCCATTTAATGATCATATTCTTCAATTCTTCTAATTGTCTAATTCGTTTTTCAGGTATTTTAATTTTATTATTTAACCAACAATGCATAATGAAAACAGAAATACCAATAGTTTCTGCTAATTTATTTTGTGATATACCACGACTACTGAAAAATTCTTTGAAACTTTCATCATTAGAATTTACATTTGTTTTTAACAAAGAAGATAAATCAAAATTGTCCTGCATAATTTAATTTCTCCATATATATTAGTTTATCATAATCTAATAGTCTTGTCATGAAAAAGTTGACCTAAAACAAATTTATTTTATCTCCACCTTCTTCAAACAAAACTTATCCGCATCTTCAATAGGCATCATATATCCTTTTGACACTACAGAAGTTTTTAATTCATATTTCCTATCTTTAGTTCTTCTACATTCTAACCAGTCATCACAATTATCGAAACAATCTTCATATTCGCCAAAATCAAAACCAAATATAGTATTTTTAAACTTACATTTCATACCACTTGGTCTAAGCAATTCTTTTAGTTGTTTGCATCCAAATATCCAAATGGTTTGTTGGTTGCCAATACAATATAACCAAGTGTCCTTGTTGGTGTATAATTCAGATGGTATGTATTCTTCGTCTGAATTATTTTTAGTAAATGTTTCAATGTATAGTTTATTTATATCACGAAAATTATCATCTTTCTTGGCTATGATGCCTACATCGTGATTATTGAATATTTGTTTAAGTATGTAATTTTTCAATGTTTGATTATTTCTTTCTGTATTAGTTTTGTACCTGTTGAAAGAATTTATATATTGTTGGTTAGATTCTTCAAGTGATGGTAGTGGCATGATTGGTTATTTTACTTTACGATATCCCGGTGCTTTTTTAATTATAAAGTTAGATGGTAAGTCATTCCATTTAAAGACATGAAAATCACTAGAGCCATCCTTGTTTGAATGTTTAATACCTGGAAATATTTCTCCACCAAATCTTGTAATTGTTGTGTTTTCTTCAAACCAATTTCTGAATGTTTTCAAATCGCCTATTCCCCACCATAATAATTTTTCTTCATCACCGAAACCATAGAAAAAATAATCACCCCATCCTTCTCTTATTTTTTCAAGTTCAGTTTTACTACCACTTGGTCTGTCTGTCCTTATTGTAAAATCATTGCGATAATAATGTTTATTATAATAAAAAAGTCTCCTTATCCTACAAGCAACCCTTTTTGAATTTATTAACAAAACAATATCTGTGTTGTGTTTCATATCTTCTTCATCGTCTGCTTCAACGATAAGGTCTTCATCAACATTAAAAGTTTTACCCAGAATTTGTTTTATTTCTGGAATAAAAATATCAGACCACTTCTTGTCATCTTTCCAAAATTTAGACAACTTCGTTCCCCCAAGAATCAAATCCATCAATTTTACGTCTTGAAAACATATCAAGTCGCCTGCCAGCAGTAACTCTATTAACTAATTCATAAAATTCTTTTGGTTTTTCACTATGAGCACCACGAGGTGCTTCAAAACAAACGGGGAACGCTTTTGTATCAACAAATTTAGGTGTACCTTTACGAGCATAAAGTACAAATTCACAATTATATTGTGGTAATCCTATGGGTTGAAAACCACCTGCTTTATGCCATACAAAAGTGCAAACATATTTTAAATTCCATTCCTCTAAAAGTCTAAATGCCATTGGAAGAAATTTATGAGTTGTCCATAACCAAACATGACAATCATTAGCAGAAGGAATATGAAGTTCATTAAGTTCTTCTTCTGTCATTGTTGGATAATCAAATTCAGATTGATTTGGACGTACATCTCTTTCTATTTTTTGCATAGGCCAAGGTGGGTCTATAACCAAAACGTCATAAACACCTTCTACAGCTTTTGCTTCTTTGACTTTGATGTCTTCTAATTTATTAATTGTTTCTTCACGTTTAATTTCACGTTTGGCTTGGGCGATAGTAATTGTGCCATTAGCTATTTCTTTAACAACTTCTGGTTTAGTTTTTGCGATTTCAGATATATCCCTTAATTTGCGCTCTGGGATGTTTAACTCCTTTGCAACAGAAGCGCGAGAATCTTTTTTTATCTTTGGTTTGGGTTCTACATTAACTTCCCCCACCATCCCTAAATTCTGTGCTTGGGCTTGGGAAGGGACCACCAGCTTGTCGGACAACGTGTCCGACAAGCTGGTGCCTAAAGTTCCATCTGGTTTTCTTTCTGCGGTTTCTACACGCTTTTCCCCTGCTTTCTGCGCTCTTAATTTCTTTTCTATTGCTGTTCTTAGTTCAAGAATCGCAAAACCTATTGATGCTGTTTGGTCAGTTGTTAAATTTCGTCTACCAAGTTGGTTTTCATAGACCCACAATTTAGCAGCATCACGATCATCAAATTCAATGTTTTTTATATTATATGAAATATTATATCTTTCACAAATAGATAATCTATTGTGTCCATCCAACAAAATTCCATTCCATACAACCAAAGAATCGCGACAACCTTCTGTTAGAATATTGGTTTCAAGTTGTTTGTATTCTTCTGGTGAAATTGGTGGAATTAACGCTTTGATTTCTTGATCGATAATTATTTTTCTTTCTATATTTCCAATTGTCATCTGTTCCATGTATTTTATCCTTATTTTTTAGTTGCCAATTTATGTTTTCGTATAAAAGACAAAGCAATAGCTGTTTTTTGGTCGTTTGATAAATTTCCACACAATCTTTCGATCATTTTTCATTTGCTAATTCACTTTCAAATTCAGGATCGCCACCAATTATACATTTATCACATTGATATCCATCATCAAAAGGGATAAACCCGCTTGAATCAAAAATGTTACCATTTTGATAATAGACCCATCCAGTTATTGGTTTTTTACATTTCGCACAGCTAATTTTATTCGGGAATTTTTCCATTCTTTATTTCTCCTTATCAAATTCACAATTTTCATAACCTTCTTCGCAAAAAACATCAACCCAAGAATCTTGTTGCTCATCAAACCATTTTATTTTTTTAACAACAACACATTCTGATTCATCGTCAACTTTACTACGTATTTTATCAGCTAAGTCATCAATTTCATCATATTCAAATTCTTCATTATATTCAAATTCTTCATAAACTTCTTCCCATTTTATTGTTTCTTTAAGATATAAAAATTTTCCTATTTTCATTCTTTAAATTCTCCTCTTTATCTTTTCATATATTCCTACTTAAAAAATAGTTAAAAATTCAACTACTTCTACCTCTTCATCTAACAAAGTTTTGCCATCACTATCAACTTTGTATATTTCCCATTCTCCAACCTTTAGATCAGGTACATCCCAAGCAAATTCACAAGGGATTCCGTCTATCTCTCCCTCTGCATTTGGACCACAATGAAAATCACAATTTAAACATTCATCAGACCACAGTTTGTTAAAAACTTCTAAATCTGGGTCAAATTTTTCTAATTCTTTTATTAATTCTTTAACTGTCATTTTTCATCATCCTTTTTATTTTATTGTAGATAATTACTTAATTTTATTTCATTTAATCGTTTTAAAGCGACAGCAACTGCTTCTTTTTCTTGGTTTTTATCAATCGGTATTTTAAAAAAGTCGGCATGTAAAGAAATAAAAAGACTAGGAAAAATACCAACAATTATTGTTGCGACATATCCACCTTTTAAATGACCACTTACCCAATGTAAATGACAATTTGGAATGTTTGTTTCATATTCATCTAAACTGCGATTATAATCTGTTCTTGGCCAACCATTCTTTTCTAACCAATCTTTGACTGGTTCAAAACCATTTGAATCTCGATAAAAAACAGAAGGTCTTTTTAATTTTTCTATTTCTTCTTTTCTTACTTTTTCTTGTCCATTGAATATTTCTTTCGCTTCTTCAACTGTTATCTTGAAGGCTCTTGGCATTTTTCTTGATGTGTTATAGCAATTGCGACAAGAAGTTGCTGGGACTTCCCAATGGTGGTCACAATGTAAACAATGATATACTTTTGTATCAAAAATTTCATAACAGACTGGACATAGCCAATTTTTACCTCTTTCTAACCAACGGTCTGTCCATTTGTCAACACTCATAAATCCTCCTTTTTTATTATTTTCATTCCAACAAAATATGACCTAAGTACCTGCTTTGCGCCAAGAAAATGTCATTAAATCTCAGGTTGAATCTTTTTATTTCTTAAAGCGTTACATAAATTCAATAACTATTTGATAATATTAAACAATTTGTTTTTTCAACTTTTTCAACGAAAATACTTGACCAATATCATTAGTTTTATGAAAATAGCCAAAAATGACTTTTCAACATATTGATATTATTGACAAATAAATTGTAAAAATATCCAAAATCACTAGTCTGTGCTTTTTTTAAAACACTATTTTTCCACACCAATCTTATTCTTTTCAATCAATTCAATCAAATCTTCATAATCAAATAATGTCTTTCTACCTATCTTAATATATGGTATAATTCTTTCTTTCTTCCATCTTGCCAAAGTAGATTTAGACACTTTCAACAATTCTGATGTTTGGCCCATGTCATAAAGTTTATCCATTTAAATTTCTCCTATCCACATCTATAGTTTATCATAGATTACTATTCTTGTCAACGAAAAGTTACATTTATTTAAAAATTATTTTTCATACCATTTAAATTTACTCTGAGGATTACAATCAAAGCATTTTTCATATAATTCTGTATAGAAATTTATCGGTTTGTGAATACAAGTTTCACATGG